TGGGGAAATGGAAGCGCCGAGGTTATGTAGTCCCGACGCTTCCGACGCCGACGCGGCGTACTGTTGAGCGTGAAGTTTGAAGTGGTCCCGGTATCCGGACCATCGTCTCGGGGAGTCAGTACCCCGGGAACGAGGTTCTCATCGCGGAACCAGAAGTCATAAACCTGTCCGTACATTCGAAACGGCATAGCCGAGACAGGGACATCGGATGCATTGAGCGCGAGAGGGAGACCAAAGTAATCGCCGAGCTTGCCAGTGGCAACTACGTCGACAGAGCCGAGCACCGGAATTGTGTAGTCGATTGAATCGCCCGGGCTGGCTTGTTCGCCCATGAACTTCGGGAAATTTTCCCAAAGTTGGCGGAACGGCGAAAAGAAGAAAAAACTCTCGAGGAACAGGTTGTCCATCAGAGGTTTTATCGGTGTGGCCATACGGCCAAAAAGAGAAGCCCGGAGATTTACCGTATCTCCGGGCAGTACTTCGAGGACTAAGATGGGTACGAGCTGGCCAGCGTCGAGAGTGGTTTTGTACCCGTGGGAAAGATCGAACGATGACCGTGGGATTTCAGCCGACTTAGTCTGACTGAATTGGTGGCTGCTGCGTGACATCTGGAGACTCCGAAGTGGATTTGTCCAGATACTCTAATCCATTTCCAATGGATTGTGGAGCAGGCAGGAGTTCGAGGTGTGCCGTGTTGTCGTCGAAGGTCCCCAGTTTGAACAGGGTGTAATCCTGCGGATGCTTGCCGAATTGATGATCGGCGGAGTTGACGCAATCGGAGAATGCGCGCGTGGCAATACCCAGTGTGGGGACGAAGAACGGCGGCGTATAGACTTCCGCCTTAGTGTCGTAAACAGAAAATAGCTGATGATTCATTACAGTTCCCTTTTGAGCCTTTCGGCTTTTTTAGTTCGGACGCGCTCGCGGACTGCGAGCCGCTCCGGCGTGTTATTGGGGTTCACCATTGCTTTTGCAATGCGAGCCTTTCGAAGTTCGAAGTGAAGTTTCGGGTCTTCCCGCTCGAGGAGCTTGTTGTAATACTTTGGGACGGACGTTTTCCGCCCGTCAGGAAGGACAGCGTAATCGTGTGGATAAAGGTCTTTGAAATATTTCCGGAACCATGATTCGCCAATTCCGGGCTTGAGCGACATCTTCGTGTATTCGAGTTTACGCGAGGTCATTTCGCCGGTTTCAGGATCGACGATCGCATAGCGGTTGTAGAGTTCTTCGGGATCATCAGAGCATTTTTTTACGATATAGCGGGCTACGTAGCCCGCTGATTTGAAGGTGACAGACCCGATTTCGCAGGCGCCCTTTTTCCAAAGGTCGTTGAGTTTTTGCGAGGTGTAGACGCGGTTGCAACCGCGTACGTTTACTAGTTTTTTGTCGTCGAATTCGTGCCCAAATATGAGCGCATGATAGTGGGGCCTGTAATTGGGTTTGTTGCCGTACTCCCCGCACATGTAGTAGCGAATTTTTTTCCCCGTGTGATCGCGAAGGCGTTTCATAAACGCCTGAAAGTCGCGGTGATCTAGGTTGTGGTTGTCGGGGATGTGCTCAGGAGAGTAGGTCAGCGTGAGAAACGAGTTCTCGGTGTGCATTTGGGCCTCGTGGTAACAGCGGAGTGCCCATTCTTTGGCTTTTTCGAGTCTGCAGCCGATGCAGCGGCCGCAGGGCAGCTCGAGTTTAATTCGGAAGGATTTGGAGTGATCGAAGACGATCTCGCCGTGGGGGGCGCGGTATGCGGTGAGGGGTTGATAACAGGGCATTTCTGTAAGTTCCCTTGTAGGCAGCAACCCCCAATGAAGGGGGTTATTAGCAGCAGACTTTTGATCAGAGAGCGATTCCGCCTCTGGGCACGGACTTTGCCGCATTCTTTCGATGGGTCCGATTGGCCGTTTTTTTGAACAGCTTGCGAGACTTTTTCCGGCTCATTTTGCGACGCATAGTGGTACCTCGTGTGCGTTTGGTGGTTTTTTTCGTGTTGGGCTGTCACCTGTGACATTACAGAACAAGCTATGTAATGTCAGTTGCAGGGTTTTCCGACGTTTCGGAGGGACCCTGCGGGGCGGGATCTGAGACCGCCTGAGAGGCCTCAGGATCGACGATCTCGTCGGGGGGCGTAGCTTCGGCCATTAGTGAATCGATCCAGCGGCCCGGGTCGTTTCCGTGGGCCTGACGCTGTTCCGCGGGTAGTTCCGCAAAGGCCGATTGGACCTCTGCGACATCCCGCATCGATTCCTCGTAGGTTTTCGAGCTCGCGAAACCGAAGTTTTGCGCATTTTGCGCAGGGGGTAGGAACCCCGTTTTGTGGTAGTGCCGGACAATGGTGTTGACGTCCACCATATCCCGGAGGTGAGTTTGAGTTACGGACTCGCCTGAGAAGTCCTGAGCGAGCCGTTCGCAGGAGCGTTTCCGGGTCATTTCATTCCCCTGTTGTTTTTGACCCAGTTCTCAGCGGCTTTGCGAGACCAGCCTTGGCGCTGCAGTTGCTTGATGCGCGCCTCAGTAGGCATTTGCTCTCGATTCTGTTGCCGCGTGTTCGAGTTGGGGTCGTAAGACGGCATCAACATGTCGTTGAGGAAGATTGAGATATCCGTCTTCGTTTGTTCGAGTGCACCGGGCATCGCCTTGCCGGTCGTGCCTAATTTTTCCAGTGCATCGGTGAGTTTGGACGTTGCAGCGTCCATTTGTTTTTTAGCCCATGCCGCTATTTCTTGCGGCGTTTTGTTGCCGATCATTTCGCGTCCGACGCGTGCTATGTCGGCAGCAATGGAAGCGACTTCCTCTCCATGTTTAGCAATAAGATTGCGAGTTTGTGTGAGGTCGGTGTTCGCATTGGTGCCGCGGGTAGCTGCGTCGATAGCTTTGATTTCGGACACGCCTTTCTTGAGCGCGAGCGCGGAATGGGCAGCTTGTGAAATACCCCGCGCAAGCGGGGCTTTCACGTTTTCCATCCGGGCAGATGCACCGGATGGGGTTGAGGCCGCGTTGCCGAGGGCAAGAATCCGGTTTAAACCGGCGGCCTCGAGGTCGCGTGTGGAGCGTTGATACGCGGTGTTGGACATACGTTCTTGAAACGCCATTTGCTCTCGGGCAATTTGCAGATTTTGCTTGTTGGCGGAGGACTGTCCGGACATGCCAAACAGCCCGCCGATGATATCGCCGCCGATGCCGAGAAGCGCTGCTGTGGTCGCAGGATTGAAGGCCATAGCAATTCCTCAGAAGTGGTCGATGAGTCCCGGTGTGGCGTACAAGGGGAGCGGCCTAGCGGCCCTGATTTTGAACCACACATCTAGGAGGAAATCCGGCTCGGAAGGAACGGCGGACACGCGTTCCATCGGGGGATTGTCTTCAATGAAGTCTTTGCCGAGGACCGGGAGTGCGGAGAAATCCTGTGCTAAGTGCCAGACGTCGAGGGAAGCGGTGTATTCGCTTCGGAATTGGCCAGTGATATTGCTTTGCTTGTAACGATACTCGTCATAGCGAGGGATGTAGCCGAAGACATCGTCATCGACGAGGGGATCGTTCGAGACATAGACCTCTTTGTTCAGGATGGCCTGCTCCCCCAGATGGGAGAGTGCCGGCCAATAAAAGTCATAACGAGTCTGACGAGACCAGTAGCGTTCAAGGCCCTGCTGATACGTGAGATCAGCGCGGATATTGACGATGCCCATAACGAGGCCGTGCTCCGTGAACGACGCGGTGAATCCATGATTGCCGCCGGACACGGTCCCGTATGCCGCGAGGTTGCCCTGCGGCGTGAGATCAGGCGCGATCTCTGACGGGCTTTGCTGAGTAACGGGGTTGATGTTGATTGAAGATTGCCCACCCCCGAGAAAGACCGGGCGTTGATGGATGAGCAACCCCGGATCACTAACTCGGAAGTGGGACATCAGTATTTCGGGGTAACGAGTACCACCGCGAGCGTCCCGCTCGAGAAGTTTCTGAATTTGGAACGACTCACGGAGATCGTTGATCGAGATTGACGTTGCATTTTCGAGGTCTGCGATAAGGCGGGGGTCCTGCCATGCGGCGTCAGTTACACCGGAGCCGCCTGCAGACCAGTGGGTCGTATCTTGAGAAAGACGAGATTGCAGAGGGCCGGACGCGGTGCCGACGTTGAATTGCGGTATGCCATCGGTATTCGGATCGGAAACGACCGGAGCGGAATCGCCCAGGCTAACCACAACGTCAGGACCCTTCTGGGGAAATGG